TTTTTATAAAAGTTGAAAATCAGTAAAGAAAATAACAACAAACGGAAAATGTTAACCGGTTCGAAGCGTCGGAGCAACACGAGGCGTGATGCCATGTGCCAATTGATATTGGTACATCGTGAGGGGGACGGTTTCAGAGTGAGGGATAACATCTGGTCCATTGATGAAATGAGCGAAGTTCCATTTAGGTGCATAAGCTAGGGGTCCAGCGTAATGAGATACAAGGAGGCGGATTTCATGGATAGATGGGAAGGGTGGTAGTTCAGAAATATCGAATTCGGGGACGGCGTCTTCCATAGAGCGGAAAACATTTCTCTGGAGGTTGAGAATGTCACGGGGATCGGGATTGTAGAACGGAGAGAAGATAGTGTACATGTCTTTGCAAAAAGAGTGAAAGGTTTCATCTTGGCCGGAGCTTGCGTAAGCGAGTCCAATGGCGCGTGCGGACATAGTGCGATATTTGATTCTGTGCTCTGGGTAACAGAGTTGAGCAACGAGTTTTCCAATTTCACGGCGAGGTTTGCCATGATTACATTGATATCCGAGAGTCTCGATTTTCGAGCGGAATTCAGTGATAACGGATTTCGTTTTAGATAGAACCATATTGTATCGGCGGAGACAGTAGTCTTCAAGGAAAGTGATGAATTCATGCAGTTTAGCGATGTTCCAGTGGGTCATGCCGGAGTTATCGTCACCAAGGACAAATAGAATGATGTCTTTAATTTCAGGGTCAGTGAAACCAAATTCAATCATGCCATCAATTAGCAAGTAAAGATTGCCAAAAGAGTCGAGGTATTGCGTGTTAAACAAGCCAGAAGGTACGCCAGCGAAAAGGCGGTAATAAGCGTAGCCATCCACGGAAAGGAAGGTCATGTTATTGTACCATAGGTGTAGAAAGTGGAGGAGATTGTCCATCTTCTTATAGAGCTTGTGTTCATCTAGGTCGGGGTAGTTCGGGTACTCGTAAGTCGGCTGATAACCATGAGATATCACGATTAGGCGGCGGAGTAAGTCGACGTAATACATATCAGTTATGATACGTGGTAAACGTTGATCGTATCCAGACCAATCTATAGTGAAATAGGTTGTAAAGGAGCGACTAAGACTATCAATATAGGCGTTTGAGCCACGGATAGTTTCGAGTCCATACATGATACAGCAGGACGGTTTGCGTGCCTGGATCAGGAGGGGAAATGTTAACATCGATTCGATGATAAGGAACAAGTCATCAACTGCGTAAACAGGACGAACTTTTAAGGTTCCATCTCTATCGGAGATGTGATTTCGGGTGAACAGCAATGTTGGATAATCGTCAAAGAAGTCTTCATATTTATGAGAGAGTTCATCGAGTTCATCGGCGGTTAGGTCGGTGTCTTCAGGTGCAAAAGCGAGTTTGAAAGGGAGTGCATTTTCTTTCACGTTGTGAATTAGAGTGCGAGCATTTTCATAGGTTGCATTGTAGAAGTAGCCACGAGAGGTGGGGCGTTCAGCGTATTCTTTGGGATGAGAATACTTTGCATGTGCTTTTTGCTTATAGGAGAAGCGATTATGGTAGCCAGTTCCAGTAACGAGAGGTCTCTTGTCGTATTGAGTGTCGACGAAGTGGATTGGGAGGTACGGTGTGACGTCAAGAAAGGAAAAAACGTGTTTTAAAACGTGTTCTTTGCGATCGGGATCAATTGGAGCGGAGGGAATCTGCTCTTTGTTGAAGTCATGAAATGTACCATCAGTAGTTCCAGCGGGGCGGCAGTACTTAGAGATGTATTTCAGGTATTGTGGATATTTGCGGATGATAAGTTGGCGGATCATTGGGTCAATGTCGGGTCCATAGTCAGTATCACCAGGAATGTAAGATTCATAAGCGTCAGTGTCAAGATCAGGGTCGAGAAGTTTAGAAGTGAAAGGATTGGCGTGTATAATGTGGCCAGTGTGGTATTCATGTGGAGAAAGGGCGAGACCAGGTGCGGGGAGGCGGTTTTCAGGAATTAGTTTCGAAGGGGGGCGGAGTCGACGTAATTCAAAAGGTTGGTCGCGAGATTGGAAGTCTATGCGGATAGCTTCTACGATTGTAGAGTATTCAGCGTTAAGTGCAAGTTGGGCGGCTTCATCAGTATTTTCGGAATAAATTCGGAAGAAATGTCGACGAGTGTCAGTGTCTTGCGTAGCTTCAAGGGTGGCTTTCGGATCAGCTTGATGCGATTGGAAAAGTTTCCATTCGTTTCGAAGATGAGCTATTTTCTCAGCTAGATAGTTTCGGACGTTGTTGAACGGCATATTGCGGGGAGGGAAGCGATTGTTAAATCGGTAGGTAAGTTTTTAGCTTTTAA